TACTTTCGAAGCTCCGCCAGCTGGTGCTAGAAACGTGGGTCTTTCTACTGCTACAGGGTCATTAACAGTATCTGGAAATGCTATTACTGGAATTACTGTTTTAACCACTGGCAGCGGATACACCTTTGCTCCGAATATTTTAATAACATGGTCAGGCAACGGACAATCATTTGCTAATATTATTGGTACGGGTAATGTTTCTTTAAGAAACACTAAAGTAATTTTAAATGATGACGATTATGAACAAAATCATCTTTCAGGATCATCTGCATTCGGTGAATTTTGTGGCAAATATCCAGGCATAAGATCAAACTCTATTAGAGTAGCATTATTTGATTCCTCTTCTACCGCTGATTTTAATTCTTGGACATATAAAAACTCTTTCCGAGGATTGCCAGGGACTAGTACTACTGCATCAAATGCTGCTGGTGCTAATGATGAAATGCACATAGCAGTGGTAGATATAGACGGAAAAATTTCTGGTACAGCAGGTACTGTACTAGAAAGATATGAATATGTTTCTAAAGGATTCGATGCTAAAAATGCTGACGGATCTACTAACTATTACAAAGATGTTATTAATCAGAAATCAGAATATGTACGTTGGTTAGCTCATCCAAATTATCCCGGAGTAAATTTCTGGGGTTCATCAGTAAAAGGAAATGCTTTTACTAGATTAAGTACTGTTTCTGGCGGTATCTTTTCAGACGGTGTTACTAATGGTATATTGACTTTAGATTTAGCGTTTGGCGCACAAGGCACACCGACGGTAGGTAATTTGCAATCAGCATATTCTCTATTTTCTAATGACGAACTTTACGATGTTAGCTTAGTTCCTGTTGGTGACGCTGACATGGCTACAGTTAAATATATTGTAGACAATGTGGCAGAAGTTAGAAAAGATTGTATTGTATTTTTATCTCCTGATCAAGCTAACGTAGTATATAGCAAGACACCTACTACGAATGCAGTAGCATTTAGAAATAGTATTAATATTAATTCTTCATATGCAGTAATGGATTCAGGTTGGAAGTATCAATATGATAGATACAATGATGTTTATCGTTGGGTACCATTGAACGGGGACACTGCTGGTATTACAGCTAGAACAGATTTTGTAGCTGATCCATGGTTTTCTCCTGCTGGCTTCACAAGAGGTCAAGTAAAAAATATAATTAAATTAGCATATTCACCAACAAAAACAGATAGAGATTCATTATATAAAAATGAAGTTAATCCTATAGTAGCATTCCCAGGCGAAGGCACTGTACTGTTTGGTGACAAGACAATGCTTACTAAGCCAAGTGCTTTTGATAGAATTAATGTTCGTAGATTATTCATTGTATTGGAGAAGGCTATAGCTACTGCTGCCAAGTTCCAATTGTTCGAGTTTAATGATGCGTTTACTAGAGCACAATTTAGAAATCTAGTTGAACCATTCTTAAGAGATGTACAGGGTCGCAGAGGGGTTACTGACTTTAGAGTAATCTGTGATGAGACTAATAATACTGCTGCGGTTATTGACAGAAACGAGTTTGTTGCAGATATCTACATCAAACCTGCTAGATCAATTAACTTCATTCAATTGAACTTTATAGCGACACGTTCTGGTATTAGTTTTGAAGAAGTAGGCGCATAAGGGGAATTAAATGGCGATCGCGTTTAATGTAAATCAATTCAAATCTGCTTTAACAAATGGCGGAGCAAGACCGAATCAATTTTCGGTTACTATGACTTTTCCTGCAGGGTTCGTTCCTAACGCATCCTTAGCAGGACAGAAGGTGCCGTTTTTAGTTACACAAGCAGTTTTGCCTGGGCAGACAATAGGTGTAGCGCCTGTTTTCTATAGAGGCAGAGAAGTTAAGTTTGCTGGTGACAGAGTTTTTGCACCAATACAGTTGTTAGTTCTTAATGATTCTGATATGACAATTAGAAGTGCATTGGAGTCATGGATGAATGGTATGGATAATTTATTAACTAAGGTTGGTAAATTAAGACCATCTGAATATATGTGTAATATGCAAATTACACAATTGGATAGAAATGGCAATGAATTAAAAGTGTATAATCTTAGAGATGTATTTCCATCAGACATTGGCGATGTACAGTTAGACTTTTCTTTAAATGATACTATTTCTAGCTTTGGTGCTACATTCCAGTATCAGACATTTACAGTAAGTCCAACACCTTCAGCACAAATTGTGAATGCTGCAGCAAATTTTGCAGACATTCAAGTTTAAATTATAAAGTAAAATATTATGGCTATATCATTATTTGGATACACTATTAGTAAGGAAGAGGAGCCGATCAAAGTCTCTAGAGCACAAGACTTTGCCACTCCTGTTCCTGATGATGGTGTATCTACAGTAGAAGGCGGTGGTTATTTTGGCACGTATGTTGAATTAGATGCTACAGCAAAATCTGAATCTGAACTAATAAACAGATACAGAGAGGCAGCAATGTATGTAGATGTTTCATCTGCTATTGATGAGATCACCACGGAAGCTATTGCTGCATTAGACGACGAAAAACCTGTTAGTATTATATTAGACGATTTAGATGTCCCTGATAATATTAAGAATACTATACAAAAAGAATTCGACGAAGTTATTAAACTTTTAGATTTTAATAATAAAGCATATGATATTTTTAGACGTTGGTATGTTGATGGTAGATTGTATTATCAAAAGGTAGTTGACTTAACTAATCCTAAAAAGGGTATTACCGAATTAAGGCAAATAGACCCTAGAAAAATTAAGAAGGTTAGAAACGTTAAGAAAACTAAGGATTCTAAAACAGGTATAGAAACTATTACGTCTATTGATGAGTTCTTTGTATATAATGATAAAGGGTTGACATATAACGCAAATTTTTCTACTACTATTAACAATGGCAGTATAAAGATTGCACCAGATACTATTACATTTGTACCTTCTGGTATAAATGATTTAGATAAAAATATTATTTTAAGTTATTTACATAAAGCTATAAAGCCTGTAAACCAACTTAAAATGATGGAAGATGCGTTAGTAATTTACAGATTGGCACGTGCCCCTGAAAGAAGAATATTTTATATTGATGTTGGTAACTTGCCTAAAATTAAAGCTGAACAATATCTTAAAGATATTATGGCTAGGTATCGTAATAAGATTGTATATGATTCTCAGACAGGTGAGATTAGAGACGATCGTAAAATGATGTCTATGCTTGAGGATTTTTGGCTCCCTCGTAGAGAGGGGGGAAGAGGTACTGAAATTACCACTTTACCTGGAGGCGAAAATCTAGGACAAATTGAAGATATTAACTATTTTCAAAAGAAATTATATCAAGCATTGAATGTTCCACTATCAAGACTTGAACAGCAGTCTGGATTTAATTTTGGCAGAGCTGCTGAGATTAGTAGAGACGAAATAAAATTTGCTAAGTTTGTGGACAGACTTCGCAAAAAATTTAGTACTTTGTTTGATGATTTATTAAGACACAACCTTATTCTTAAGGGAGTTATTACTGCAGATGATTGGCCTAATATTTCTTCAGCAATAAAGTATAAGTTTACTCAGGATCAGTATTATTCGGAAATGAAAGATGCTGAGAATATTAGAAATAGAGTAGAAGTTTTAACTACAATGGCTCCGTTTGTAGGTACGTTCTTTAGTAAAAAATATGTGTTGAAGAAAGTATTAAGATTAACCGATGATGAAATAGAAGAGATGGAAAAGGATTTAGAAACAGATCCACCGCCTCCTATGCCACAAATAAATAATGCTAGTCCACAGTAAGGAGATAGTATGGATACCTCAGTTGTAATTAAATCTATGGTTGATGATATTTTATCTGATAAAAGTTCTGAGGCCGTTGACAAGTTTAACGAATTGATGAAGTTCAAAGTATCTTCAGCAATTGACGATAGAAAAGTAGAGATAGCTAAAAACCTATACAATCAAGAACCAGAAGAAAATAGCTCTTCGGAAGTAAATGAAGTTAGCCCTCCTGGGTTTGAAGGTACAGTCAAAGCTATGAAAAAAGATAAGAACATAGACAACCCCTATGCTTTAGCATGGTATATGAAGAATAAAGGTTATAAAAGCCATAAAAAAGCTGATGGCACAAATAAGGAATAACAAATGCCAGTAACTAAAACAGTACTTAAAAAGACGCCACAGACAGCAGTAGTAAAATTAGTTGGTGCTGGTACTGCCACTATTGATTTGGATGGTGATTTAAAAACTGCTGATGAAATATTCCTAGGATATGCTAATGCTAATGTAAATATATCAGGAATGGTATGGTCTTTAGGTGGATCAGATTCTATTACAATAGCAAGAAATAGTACTACTACCTTAGTTGTATATGGAAATGACAATTGGACATTTAATCAACAGTATGGATTTACTGATACATCTAATAATACTGCAAATCTAGCATTTACATTTTCGGGATCAGGTGGTACAGCAATAATCACTTTATCCAAAACTCAAGGCTATACATTGCCTAATCAACAAGTTCTTTATAGCAAGTACGACTAAAATGAAACTTATAACAGAATTAACACAAGACGTTCAATATATTACTGAAGAATCAAACGGTAAGCGTAGTGTCTTTATTGAAGGCATTTTTATGCAATCAAATAAAGAAAATAAAAATGGACGCATTTACCCTAAATCGGTAATGGAAAAAGAGATTGGGAGATACCAAGCTCTTATAGAACAAAAAAGATCATTAGGTGAATTAGGACATCCTCCTAACCCACAAATTAATCTTAATCAAGTTTCACACTTAATTACTAATCTTCGTTTTGAAGATGATAATGTAGTTGGTCGTGCTAAAGTGTTAGATACACCAATGGGTAAAATTGCTAAAAATTTTATTGAAGAGGGTGTAATGTTGGGTGTATCCTCAAGAGGGTTAGGATCACTAAAAGAAAAGAATGGTATAATGGAAGTCCAAGATGACTTTCATTTAGCTACAGTAGACATAGTAGCTGACCCATCTGCGCCAGAGGCCTTTGTACAGGGCATTATGGAAAATGTAGATTGGATTTGCGAAAACGGTGTTTGGAAAGCTAGACAAGTAGAACAGGCCCAGAAGCAAATCAAAGAGGCTAAGTCAAAAGATTTAGATAAAGTTAAAATCCAGATCTTTGAACAATTTATGGCTAGTTTGTCTAGAAAACCATAATTATAAATAATTGAATAATTCCATTAGGAGACAATAATGTCAGTAGAAAGCAAAATTAAAGAATTGCTTGGTCGCATTGAGGCTAAAGCAAGTCTTGACGAAGCTGATCAAATGGGTGCAGGTTCTGTTAGCAAAGATAGTTCTATCAAGCCTGCTAATTCAGGCGACGCTTCTAGCCCTAAACAAGGCGATTCAGAAGACGCCTCTTATGAAACAAGAGACGAGAAGGAAGAGAATCAGGGCGCCAAGGTTAGTAAGGGTATTAGCAAAAATAACCTAACTAATTCTGGCCCAGGTGCTACTCCTAATTTCACAACTACAATGGATCTTCAAAAGGTAGTTAATATGCCTGCTGCATCTGGTAATAAGCCAATGAGCGAGGAAGAAGCAGTAGAAGGTGAAACTGTTGAATCTGAAGAAGAAACAACTGAAGTACAGGAACCAGCCGCTATTGATTTGTCTCCAATTTTCGGCGCTGATCTTTCAGAAGATTTTAAAGAAAAAGCAACTTCAATCTTTGAAGCAGCAGTTATTGCTCGTGTAAATTACGAGATGGAAAAAGTAACAGAAAGCTTAGAAGAAAAATTCGAGCAAGATTTTGAAGAGCTTAGAGAAAGCATGGTCGAGAAAGTAGATTCATATCTTAACTATGTTGTAGAACAGTACATGAAGGAAAATGCTTTAGCAATTGAAAATGGTCTTCGCACAGAAATCGCTGAAGATTTTATTGAAGGGCTAAAGAATCTATTCAAGGAACATTATGTAGAAGTTCCTGAGGATAAGTATGATGTTATTGGTGAGCTACAGGACAAGGCTGAAGAATTAGAAGCTAAGTTAGATGAAGCAATTAGTACTAATGTAGAGCTAAACGCAGAGGTTGCAGAACTTAAGCGTAATGCTATTATTGAAGAACTATCAAAAGACTTAGCAGACACAGAAGCGGCTAAATTAAGAAAACTAGTTGAGGGTGTTAGCTTTGATGAAGAAACATATACAGAAAAGGTTTCAGTAATCAAGGAAAATTATTTCCCAAAGAATAAACCAACACAATCAACTCAGCAAACACAAGCACAGCCATTGATAGAAGACACATCTGAATCTACAGAAAATACTGTTACAAACAGCACAGTAGATTTATATGCTAAAGCACTATCAAGATCGATTAAGCGTGCTTAATTTTTAGGTTCGTAAGGAGAACAAGATGTTTTTATCAGAACAATTACAACAAAAGTGGGATGCAATTATTAAGCACCCTGATCTTCCAGAGATCAAAGATGCTTATAAGCGCGCCGTTACAGCAGTATTGTTAGAGAACCAAGAGAAGTCTTTACGTGAAGAGCGTAATGCACTTTTTGAAGCAGCTCCAACAAATAACATTCAAGCAACAAGCGGTATCCAAACCTATGATCCAATCCTTATTGGTCTAGTACGCCGTTCTATGCCTAACCTAATGGCATATGACATTTGCGGTGTTCAGCCAATGACTGGTCCAACAGGTTTGATTTTCGCAATGCGTTCTATGTATGGTTCAGAGCGTGCTAATACTTCAACTCGTGTAGAAGCTCTATACAACGAAGCTAATACAGCATTCTCAGGAACAGCAGGTTCACATGCTGGTTCAAACCCAGTAAGCGGCACATACACAACAGGCGCAGGTGTAACAACAGCAACTGCTGAAGCTATGGGCACAACCGGTGGTCAGGCATTTAATGAAATGTCTTTCAGTATCGACAAGACAACTGTAACTGCTAAGAGCCGTGCTCTAAAGGCAGAATATACAGTTGAACTTGCTCAAGACTTGAAAGCTATTCATGGTCTTGATGCTGAGTCTGAGCTATCAAATATTCTTTCTCAAGAATTTATGTTTGAGATCAATCGCGAAATCGTTCGTTTGATCTACAAAGTAGCTAAGCCAGGTTCCCCAGCAACAGCAACAGCAGGCACATTTGACTTAGATATTGATTCTAATGGTCGTTGGTCTGTAGAGCGTTTCAAGGGTCTATTGTTCAACATTGAACGCGATGCCAATGCAATTGCACAAGATACTCGTCGTGGTAAAGGCAACTTCATCGTTTGCTCTGCAGACGTTGCAAGTGCATTAGCTATGTCAGGTGTTCTTGATTATGCTCCAGCATTATCAACAAACCTTAATGTAGATGACACAGGCAATACCTTCGCAGGTGTATTGAATGGTCGTTATCGTGTATACATTGATCCATATTCAGCAAATCTAAATGACGCTAATCAATTCTATGTAGTTGGTTATAAAGGCGCAAGCCCATATGACGCAGGTTTATTCTATTGTCCATATGTACCACTACAGATGGTTCGTGCTGTTGATCCAGACAGCTTCCAGCCAAAGATTGGTTTCAAGACACGTTATGGCTTGATTGCTAATCCATATGTAACATCAGCAGCAGGTGTTTCTGACCTAGATGGTGCTACATTCACAGCAGATCGCAATCAGTACTATCGTCGTACTAAGGTTGTTAATTTGATGTAATCGCCGTTAAGAGCGATCTTAAAGGGGTCCTAGTGACCCCTTTTTTGCCTTTATAAATATATGTGGAGGTAGTAAATGACATATACTGCAAATATAAATGTTATTAAGGAAAACTATGAGAGTAATAGGCCATCAACCTATGATTATCTAAGACCTAACGCATTTAGATTTACTATCAAGGATTTGCCAAATACCTCTTTCACCTGCCAATCAGCTAATCTTCCATCATTAGCTTTGGGCTTTGCCGAACAACCAACGCCTTTTGTTGACATTCCTACTATAGGTGATAAAATAAGATATGGGGATTTCACTATTAGATTTTTAATTTCTGAGGATATGTCAAATTATCTTGAACTTTATAAATGGTTAGTTGCACTTGGATTCCCTAATGATTATAATCAATTTAAAAATTTTGTTAATTTGAGACCCTCTTCTTTCCCATTTATTAGAAACAAACAAAATAATCTAGAAGTTTTGGCATACTCGGATGGTACTTTAACTATTTTAGACTCGACAAACAATCCAAAGACTAATATAATATTCAAAGAGTTATTCCCAATATCCTTAGAAGCCTTGGATTTTGATGTCACTTCGCCCACTATGCAATATTTTGCAGCAATCGCATCATTCAGATATAAATTATTTGAAATAGAATCATTATAAATTTTTGGAGTTAGTATGGCAATTAAATTGAATCCTACAGCAATCTCATCACAAACTATCAATCCTACAGGGAAAACAGCTATGCCTTCTGGTACTGGTCCTAAGCCAGGCCAGTTGGAAATTAAAATTGATGAACTACGTAAACATAAAATTTTCGTAGGAACTCCTTGCTATGGTGGTATGATGCATGAGTCTTACTTTAGGTCTGTAATTAGAACTTTGACCTTTTTCAACCAGCATCAAATCCCATTGGCATTTGGAACTATTGCGAATGAATCTTTAGTTACAAGAGCAAGGAACGTGCTATTAGCATACTTCCTACAGTCCGGTTTCTCACATTTACTTTTTATTGATGCAGACATTGAGTTCCAGGTCGAGGATGTACTTAAACTTATTGCACATGATAAAGAAGTAGTTGTTGGTGCTTATCCTAAGAAAGGTGTTAATTGGCAACGTATCCGCGAAGGATCACAGGGTAAGGATACAATGACAGATCAACAGATCGCTGCTCTTGGTAGTGACTATGCTATCAACTTTAAGTTTGTCAATAGAGACCTAAAGCAAATTGCTATTGAAAACGGTCTTATTCGTCTACATGATGCAGGCACTGGCTTCATGATGATTAAGCGTTCAGCTGTTGATAAAATTCTAGCAGCATATCCCGATCTTAAATATAACAACGATCTAAATACTGGTCCAGAGCTACAAGATTACTTTTATGCTTTGTTTGATACTATGTTGGATCCAAAAGATAAGCGCTACTTATCTGAGGATTATACATTCTGCAGACGTTGGCAAGACATTGGCGGTGATATTTGGCTTGATCCTACTATCTCACTAAACCACTTTGGCTCCTTCAATTTCCAAGGCAATCCTGCGCAGATCATCCAGATTAATAACTAATGAAACTTTCTGCTCTACAGGAAATGTGGGCAGCAGATTGTAAGATTGATGAAACAAATCTAGGCAAAGAATCTGCCCGCGTTCCTATTCTTCATGCAAAATATATTAATTTACTTTCTTCTACAAGACTAAATCTCCGTAAAGCTGAATCAGATTATTTTAATTGTAGAAGAAAAAAATATCGTTATTATCGTGGTGAGATGACAAAAAATGAATTAGAGGAAGAGGGGTGGTCGCAATGGCAAGGTGCCAAACCACTTAAAAACGAAATAGATGAATTCTTGCAGGGAGATGCTGATCTTATTTCCTTGCAAGATAAAATAGAATATTTCAAAACAGTTTTATACCAATTAGAACAAATAATTCGTTCTATCAATTCGAGAACATGGGATATTAAATCTAGTATTGAATGGGCTAAATTTACAAATGGTTTAATGTGATGGCTGATATAAGTATTAGAAAAAAGAATGAAGTACACCTTATAGTAGATTCTGACCCGTCTATCGCACAAGAATTAAACGATCATTTTTCCTTTGAAGTTCCTGGTGCCAAATTTCATCCTCTCTACAAATCTCGTATGTGGGATGGCAAGGTAAGATTATTTTCTATGTTTACAAAGGAACTTTATATTGGATTGAGAGAATATCTAGAACACTTTGCTAAGGAACGTGAATATAGTATAGACGAGACTAATTATAAAAAGTCTTGCGATGAAGTAACATATGAAGAAGTAAAACTATTTTGTGATTCTTTAAACATATCCTCTAAGGGAGAAAAAATTGAAATACGGGAGTATCAGATAGATGCAGTCTATCAAGCGATTGTCAACGGAAGACGCCTCTTATTATCGCCAACTGGTTCGGGAAAATCTCTCATTATTTACTGTCTACTCCGTTGGCATCAAAAGTACGGAAGAAGACAACTCATACTTGTCCCTACAACAAGCCTTGTGGAACAGATGTACTCAGATTTCCAAGACTATGCTGGACTGACAGATTGGAAAGTTAGCGAAAATTGTCATAGGATTTACGGTGGTCATGAAAAGTCTAATTTATACAACGTTGTTATTAGTACTTGGCAGTCAATTTACAAACTTCCCAAGACATTTTTCTCCGCGTTTCACGTTATTTTTGGAGACGAAGCCCATCTCTTTAAGGCAAAATCACTTACCAGCATACTTAACAAATGTACGACTACACCTTTTAGAGTCGGAACAACTGGTACTTTAGATGGGACTAAAACCCATAAGTTGGTATTAGAGGGACTGTTTGGTCCTGTATATAAAGTAACAACGACTAAAAAATTAATAACAGATAAAACACTAGCAAATTTACAAATCTATAATATTATTCTTGAGTATCCTGATGAGATAAGAAAGACTGTTAAGGGATTTGATTATCAACAGGAAATGGATTTTATAGTAACATACAATGAACGAAATAAGTTCATACGTAACTTAGCTATAGATCAAAAAGGAAACACACTTGTTCTTTTTCAATATGTTGAAAAGCATGGCAAATTACTTTACGATATGATATGGGCTAAGTGTCAAGATAGGCAAGTCTTTTTTGTTTATGGTGGTACTGATACCGAGCAAAGAGAGCTTATAAGGCAATTGACAGAAAAAGAAAATAATGCTATCATAGTAGCATCTTATGGTACTTTTTCAACCGGGATAAATATCAAAAACCTACATAATATTATTTTTGCTTCTCCATCAAAATCTAGAATTAGAAATTTACAATCAATTGGAAGAGGGTTAAGAACTAGCGATACTAAAGATCATTGTAATCTTTATGACATAGGTGACGATTTAAGTTGGAAGTCTAAAAAGAATTATACATTATTGCATATGATTGAAAGAATAAAAATTTATAATGATGAACATTTCGATTACAAATTAGTAAAGGTTCAGATAAAATGAGCGAACTACACTACAGATATATTAAGCTAGTTAATGGTGAAAGTATTATTTGTACAACAGATGATGATTGTGCAAATCTCAAAACTAAAGATTCAATTTATGTTTGTGATCCTGTTACAGTATCTCATATGAGAATTCCTAGAGGGGGTATGGTAATTGAATCATATGTACTAACTCCCTGGGTAAGTTTCATTGAGGATACCGTATTAGAAATACCCACTAATCAAATTATTTTTGCTGCAAATATAAATGATAATGCTAAAGAAAATTATATTGATTTTGTAGATAAAAGAAATAATTCTACTATGGAAAAGGAATTAGAAAAAACTAGAGAATCTGAACTATCAGATACCACTCTTAAATTATTGGACCTTTTACAATTGAGTAATAAAGATGAAGAAGAAAACGAAAATGACGGAAGTTTCCAAATCCCCGGAAACAGAACTATCCATTGAAACTATACCAACTACTTCACACTATATAGATAATAAAAAATTCTATGCTGCTTTAGTTGATTACAAAGTTTTAGTTGATGAAGCAAAAGCACAAGGTAATCCTCAACCACAGGTGCCTAATTACATAGGCGATTGCTTTATAAAGATAGCAACGCACTTATCATATAAGTCAAATTTTATCAATTATACTTTTAAAGATGATATGATTAGTGACGGTATAGAAAACTGTTTAACAGCAGTTGCCAAATTTGATCCGTCTAAATCTTCTAATCCTTTTGCATATTATACGCAAATTGTTTATTTTGCTTTTATTAGACGAATACAAAAAGAAAAGAAACAGCAGGCTACTAAATATAAAATT